CGCGATAGCGTCAAGTTTGGCGTTTTGTGCCTGCTGGAACTTAATCTGATAGTCAACGAGCTTTTGCGCGTTTTCCTGCGTCAGATTAAGTTCTTTTGCCAGTGCGCCGAACTCTGTAGCAGCGGTTTCGTCAATGGTAACACCTTCGGGAACTTTGAAAGCCTCATACTTTTCGGGTGCTCCTTCGGGCTTATCAGGCTTGTTTTCTTCGCCCTTATTCTCATCAGAGCCGCCGTCAGTGCCCTTGCTTTCCTCTCCCTTATCATCAGTACCCTTGTCACCTTCGCCGCCGTCAGAGCCGCCCTCAGGCGTTTCCTCGCTGGATAACAGGCCACCTTCGCCGCCCTTATCCTCTGTGCCGCCATCATCACTCGACAAAATACCACCTTCGCCGCCATCAGCGAATAACTGTAAATCAATCAGAAAGTCCTTCATTGCTCTGCCTCCTCATAAATTTCCCAATCATCAGCAAGTAAATCGTCACTATCTGGATACCACCCTAGCTTTGAACAAATATCCGTTACCCAAGCCAACATCTGTTGATTACGAACAGTATTTTCAGGAAGGATAATGTTTAATTTTGCGGTAACAGTTTTCCCTTGTAGGTTGGTATAACAGATATTATCTGCCAATTCGACATAGGCATCTGGTGAAAGCCATCTTTTACGGCGTACTTTCTTCCCTGCCTTGACTGCCTGTATTGCATTACTGTAATCCATCACGCCTGCTCCTCCTCATAAAACTTCTTCCTCATTTTGTCACGAGTAGCCGCCCGCTCCTTTTCATCGTTGTAATGCTCCATGCGCATTGTGTTGTATGCGGTTATTTCAGCTTCATCAATATCTTTCATCAGCCTCATGCCTATATCACGCTGACCTTCACGGAAAGCCATCACAAGCGCGTCTCTGTCCATGCTCCTGTCCATCACACGACAGAAGGATAAGAGCCGCCACAGATACCGCCGCCCCCAATCCTCATGCAGGATTTTTCGCAAGTCCTCCATGACTTCCGCGTGCTGTTCTGCGTCCTGCTGCTCCTTGAAAGCTATTTCCTTTTCTTCAATGCTATACTCCAAGGTTATTACCGTTACTGAAAACTTACAAAAAGCTATAAATCTTCCGAAGAAAATTAACTTTTCAGTTTCATTCCTCATTCATTGCGTTCACTTTTACTGTTGCAAGCAACAAGCTACTCGTGTTTGGTACAACGCTCCAGAGGCTTAAATTCCCCGCTAACGAACGGGTACATATCACAAGTGTCTCGAATATGACTATCTTGTGATACCAGTAACATCCTCTCTTTCTTTTGTTTTTACCAAAATTTTAGGCTTTCTTTTTCTGTAACCCATCATCGCTTGATTTTCGCTTTCTTATAGGTTATTGCCAACGTCACTACCCCCTACCCCTGTAAGAGCCGTGAGCGCGTTGTTATCGTCAAGTTTAGCGTCAGACAAGACCTTAGCCCCCTGAGCCATTGCGCCCATATCCTGCGCCATTTGCTGCTGTTGTGCCTGTTCCTGTCTTCCCTGCCGAATCTGCGCCACATCATCCTCAGACCTAATGCAAGACTCCGGCATCCCGTTAGCCTGCATATATTCGCGAGCCGTCTTGTCAATGTCCACCACATCAAGCACTTCGGGGAATAACGCGGCAATGTTGCCGATAAAGCCCAAACTCTGCTGTATCGTGGTACTCGCGACCATCTGCTGCGCCTGTGCCAAGATAGAAATGAAATCGACCTTTAACGCCTGTTCTGCAATATCCGGCGGCGGTTCCGGGATAAGCCCGCCCCTCATCATGATATTAAACGTCCGATTGATAAGCGGTGCATGTAGTTCCTGATTCATGGACTCAAGCACCGGCCCGAGGTTCATCATTTTTTCCTCGTGACGCTCCACAACCTCCCGCGCTGTTATCGGCTGTACGTTGTTGCTATCCAGTATCATACGGAACAAATCAACAAACAAAGCCTCGTTAATGCGGTTCTCTGTCCGCTGTATGTACTGTGAAAGCTGGTCAAGAGGTAAGGCCACTTGATAAGTCGCCCGCGCGCCTGCATCTGCTCCCTGTATCATAGGGTCAAACGGATTAATACCGCCCGGCATAGTATTTACAGACTGTGCGCTGCCGGGGATATTGACAGGCGGATCAACCATCTTTGCCAAGCCCATCAGCCCGCGCCGCTCCATTTCTTGCAACGTTTTCTGGTCGCCCATTGCCAGCATTGACGGGGAATAGCCATAAACATCAGAAGTCTTTGTTATCTCCCAACGTGGCGCAATAATTGGGAATTCATCATAACCACCAAGCCGCAGGACTTCGTTTTTCTTCCTGCCCTCAATCCAATAGACAGAGCGAAAAGCCTTGTTCTTGAAATCCCGCTGACCTTCTATCCTATCGTCATTCGGTTCTATCAGATGATTGACCACGAACGACCTAGACAATTTATCCTCGTTGTATGCCCGCTTTACATCGTCCGGGCAATTCTCTAGCCCAAACGCGGAAACAAGCTGACTGGTGGTCATATCAAGCCGCCGCCCGAATGTGTTTACTTGCCCATCTTCGTCAACGTCCAAGTAATACTGCCCACACGTCAACGCCTTAGCATTGATAACCGAATCGAAAGACTCATCAATAGGCGCGGCCGCTGTACCGAATAGCAACAACTCGTTGTACATCATCGGCAACACCTTGTAAATGTTTGAGCGATTGAACACGGTATATATGCGTTGCTCCACATCGTCAAGCCATAGCCTAACCGGGGAAAACCTGCTTAGTTCGGGGTCATTGACTGTTAGTCTAAACCACGGCCTAGAGGGTGATGTAAGGCCGCTGTGAAGCCCTGCCGCACTCGTACGCAACGCCCGCAAGAACTGGTTATTTAGTATTCGCTTGTGGTCAATCCGGCGCGCGTCCTTCGGGTCACTGCCGACAAAATGCCCTCGCAATGGGTTGCCCCAACGTGAAAGGTCTTTCCATAGTGGAAGCCAATAGTCAGCGTCCTGTACAAGTTGCTTCATACGCGCGTCAATCTTTTTTCGCTGTTCAAACTCCGGCATGTTATCACATCCCTAATTTGCTTTTCTTGCCCGGTGTGAGACTGTAATCAGTCCCCGCCCCTGTGACAGTATCGCCCATATTGAACGCATTAGCCGCCCGCGCTCTGTTCTGCTGAATAGCCGCTGTAACGTCCTGATTCGTTTCGCTATGCTGAACTGGTGCCGCCGCTTGCTCACGTGCTAACTGTGTTTGTCTTTCCTGAGCCGCCCGCGCTTCATCAGCCGCCCTGCTTGCCTGCTGATGCTGATACAGCCCGCCGACAATGCCGCCGATAATACCTGCTGTTACTGAACACATATCTATTCCCCCTCTGCATATCCAAAAATGTTGTACGTGTTATTCGCCCATTGTGGTTGTCGTACGTCCTGCTTAATGACAGGCCGCATAAATGTTATCGCTAAAGCGTCCGCAAGGTTAGGAGACGGCAAGCCTCTCTTTTTCATGTTGTCCTTGCTCTCTAGCTGGATTTTGCCATCATCACGCGGTTTAGTCTCCGGCGCGATTAAATCATCGCATAACTGCTGATTGTCAGGAATCGCCCCGCCCTCTTGCAGCCATTGCTTCATTTTGCCCCACCCGTAAGCACGAAGATTATAAAAGCCCGCGTCAGGTGACTTGTTGCCAAAGTTGACAAGCTGCCAGCTCCTGCCCATCACCTTTCCTGCTGAGTAAACGCCTGTACCGTAGCCCATATCAATTAATACAGCGTCCGCCTTGTGCTCGTCCTCAAACGTGGCAATGCGTGAAGCCAACTCATAGTCATTGTCATTCTTTTTGTACGTGGCCAAGATAGAGCACGCAAGCCCCTGCCGCTTGACTATAGCTATTTCATCGCCACCAGTCCAAGCAGGGTCAACTCCGATAATGACAGGTGCAAAGCTGTACTGCTGACTTTGTAAGTGCTTGCCCCGTGCCATATCCACCATATAACGCGGGATAAACTGCAAGTCACTGGCAGATGGGAACTGTCCAAGAATACGCACTTTGACAACGTCAGAATCAAGCCCATTGAGCACTATCTCTTTGTTTAGCTCCTCTTTGTCGGTGAATGATACTGTACGGCTATCAATCTGCCGTGTATACCAGTATTTCCTTTCTTTGTGGAAACAATCAAAGAAACGGCCTGTATTTCTTGTAGGATTTCCGAACACTGCCCAAATCTTTTCTGTGTTCGCATCAGTCATTGCGCCTTGCGCCACTTCCCAAATAATCGGCGGTATTGCGGACGCCTCATCAAAGATAAACAGAATCCTGCTGCCTTGGTTATGCAGACCAGCGAAAGCCTCCGGATTGTTCTCGCTCCACGGGATAGCGTCAATACGCCATGTCTTTTCATATTCCTTTTCTGCGCTGAATATCGCTGTAGCGGTACAAACAAACAACTCTTTGCCTATGAAGCGGTTATACCACTTTTGCAGTTCCGGCATAGTCTTGCTCTTTAACTGACCGTCAGTATTCGCCGTGATAACGCCGCGCGTGTTCTCTCGAGTAGCTATTGCCCACAGAATAAGCCACGACACCATTGCAGACTTGCCTATGCCATGACCGGAAGCTATAGCCGTTCTAATAACCTCATCAGGAGTTTTGAGGCCGTCTCTAATATCAGTCAGCAGGTCAATCTGCCATTGTTCTATTCGCCTATTAGCAAGTTCGCCCTCCCCCCACGGAAAGCACGCACGAACAAAACCGAGAGGGTCACGAGAGAAGCCGCCTATATATTCAGCTATTGCAATAAGCTCTTTACGGTTCATTTTCCATACGCTCCACACGTTCACGCGATTTCTTTATCACGTCCGCTACACCTAATTCGCCAGTGACTTCTAAATCTTGCTTGTCCTTCCAATCTTTACGCCGCCGATTTGTCAGATAGAACTTGATAGCAGCTATATTTCCTTCTTTCGCCTGCTCATACAGGGCATTTTCTATAACATCATCACAATAATCTCTGTCCTCTTTGAGCAAGTCCGAAAAGTCCGTGTTTTCAGCTTTCCACTTATAGAACGTCGACCGGGTGATGTGCATATTTTTCGCTAATTGGTCATTAGCGAGGCCACGACGCACCCACCCCCGCAACCTTGTATAATTATATTTGTCCTTTGTCCAGTCTGTTACCTTTGGATTTGTTGCCATGTCTCACACCTCCCAACATAGCTAAATTGTATATTTATACATGCTTGATACTCATTTTGCTCTAGGAATACAAGCCAGTATGCAAAATTATGTATAAATCTATCATTTTCCAACCTATAAGCAATTCTTACAAGTTCCCCTATATTTTCCCAACACAAAAGGCACTAACCATAATAGCTAGTGCCTGATGTGTGCATGTTATAGGATTATTCAGAAGGGAAATGGTGAAACGCCAATAGGGGAATGTAGCTGCTGGCAATCACCGCCCCAGGGATGGGGGCTAACTCATTGCCTTTTACTACTATGTATATTATAGCATATAAACAGGGGTGAATTTATGCCATATTTTCACTTTTTTATTTTTTATGCTGCTGGATGTACTCATCTAATGCAGCCGTTACCAATCCGGCTAATGATAGCCCTAGAGAGTCAGCAGCGGCTTTATATTCATCCCTCATGCCCTTCTTAATCCTGATGTGCATGTTGTCATAAGCCGTTTTATTATAATCCTCGTTATATCTCATTTTGGCCTGTTTTCCGGCCTCTGTCCTACGTTCTGCCATCTTTGCCGCCTCCTTTTA